ATCTTTTAATAATGAAAATATGGACTAAAGAACCAATGCACGGTGCTATTCTTTTAAAAAATGATATGATTCTACATCAAAGATTTGAGTCTTTAAGTTGTTCTGAATATTTTAACCATTATTATAGAAGAAGAACTGTAGGGTGTTTCCGATATGCAGCATAAAATTCTGCTGCTAGATGAATTAGGTGAGAAATGGGGTAAAACTCATGTCTATTATAATTTAAAAACACCAGCTGAAGCTATAAAACTTTTGTGTATAAACTACCCAGATTTTAAGCAGCATTTATTAGATTCTGAAAAAAATGGTATTTCTTACAGGGTTACACAAGTTGATCAAGAACTTGATTTTTCAGATTTATTTTTACCTTTAGGACAGCATGATTTAGTTATTGCGCCTGTCATTTCAGGTAGCAAAAGTGTAGTTAAAGCTGTTATTGGTGTTGGTCTTGTTTTAGCAACAGGTGGATTTGGTGCTGGTTTTGCTCAGGGTACATTATTTGGTTCTTCATTTTTAGGATCGATAGGAGCAAAATTAGGTGCTGCTTTGATAATTAGTGGTGTTTCAGATTATCTTTCGCCACAGCCACAACTGCCGAGTTTTGATTTTGATGCACCTTTAGGTGGCTTTACAGGTGGTGCAGGTGGTATTACAAGAGGGTCAGATGGTTCACAAAGTTATGCCTACACAGGGGCAGCTAATACTGTTGGTTTAGGTAAAACTATTCCTGTAGTCTATGGAAAAGCGTTGATAGGTGGTCATGTTTTAAGCACAGATATAAAAATAGCAACAACAGAAAATACTTTAATGGAATATATAAGACCACCAAGCCTTGATTCTGTCCGTTTAAATGGTGAAGAATTAAAAGAAAAATATACAAATGCAGGGGGTATGCAGGCAAGGATTTATAACGGCACAACAAGTAGCGTACAAGGAACAAAAAGTTATCTTGATGAATTTTTTACTGTCGACCTAACTAAAAAGGGTAGGCAAAAAATTGTTGATATTGAAGGTGCAAGTAGTGGCGATAAAAAAGCTAAACAATTTCAAATATTTTTTGATGTTAAAGGTTTAGTTGATTTTGTAGGTGAAAGTGGCACTACTAGAATTGATGGTTTTATAACTTATAAAGTAATTGTTGAAGAAAAATCTAAAGATATAATTGTTTTGAATAATCAATCCACAATACAAGGTTTGACAGAAAGTACACAACTTTTTAAATATATTGCAAAATTGCCTTATCAACATATTGATGGAAAAGATGATTATACGGTTTTTATACAAATAATTGACAAAGGTATTGATTTAGATAAAGCAGAATTTAGGCTTAGAGAAGTAGGATACAGGTTAAAAATGGGAGATTAAAATGCCTTTAAATTCTACATCAGTTATAAAAGTTATTGATCTTCTTTGCGAAGGACCTATTGAAGGTATTGAAAATGGGAGAGAAGGTATTTTTTTAGATGAAACGCCAGTCAAAACAGATAATGTTGAAAATTTTACAAATGAAGAAGTGTCTTATAATTTAAGACTTGGCACAAAAACACAATCTCGCTTAAAAAATTATCAGGGTGGTGGTACATCTATTGTTAAAGCAATAAATGAAGAAATTGGAAAAAATTATAGTGAAACTTTAAATGCTCAAAGTAAAGTTACAGCAAGGGATTATGGTTCTGGCACAATAGTAAAACAGATTGATGATCCTGAGTTATCATCTGTTGAGTTTGTTTTTACAATTCCATCATTGTTTTGTACTGCAATGGAAGGTATTGCAAGAGGACAATTATTTAACGCAAAAGTAAGAATACAAATATCTTTAAAATCAAAAGGTACAGGTTTTAATAAAGTTTTTGATTCAGAAGATGAATTTACAGGGATAAGCACTTCGGATTATCAATATAAAACACCAGCCATAGATTTAGAAAATTTAGAGCCACCTTTTCTATTTAAAATACATAAGAAAACAAATAATGAAGATGATTATGAAGTAAAGAAAACTGATTTTGATGATTTAGATTCAACTACACCACTTGAACAAACAAGAGGAAACAGAATTTTTCTTACATCTATTATTGAAAATCAAAGTTTCAAGAGTCGTTATCCTTTTACAGCTTGTGTTGGGCTTTCATTATCAACAGAAGTTTTTTCAAGTCTGCCCACAAGATTTTATTTAGTGAAAGGATTGCGTGTTCAAATACCATCAAACGCAACTGTAAGGGATGATGGTAGTTTGCAATTTACAGGAAGTTTTGACGGTAATTTAGAGAGTGTAAAACAATGGACAACCTGTCCTGTTTGCATTTTCTACGATATGCTCACAAGCGACAAGCACGGGGCGGGGGATTTTGTTAAGGCATCAAACATAAGTTGGGTTGACTTGTATCCTTTAGCTCAATATGCAAATCAACTTGTATCAACCCCTGATGGTGATGAACCACGTTTTGCAATTAATACTGTGATAGCTGCACAGAATGATGCTTATAAGGTCTTACAGAATCTTGCAAGTACTTTTAAGGGTATGACATATTGGGCAGCTAATACAGTTAATGTCGGGGCAGATCATGGCAATTTAGATGGTAGTGACGTAGATCCTGTTCATTTATATGCAAATTCAAATGTAATTGATGGGATTTTTACTTATTCTGGTTCATCTTTAAAAACAAGGTCTACTTCAATAAGAGTTAGATATAACGATCCAGAAAATTTATATAAACCAAATGTTGTGGTTGTTGAAGATTATGACCTGATTACAAAATATGGCTATCAAGTAAAAGATATTGTGGCATTTGGATGTGCATCTAAATATCAAGCCCAAAGATTAGGAACATGGATGTTAAAAGTTGAAGAGTTAAATCAGGAAACAGTTGTTTTTAAAACAGGTTTAGATGGTCTTGCAGTTTTGCCAAGTCAAGTTTTTGCAGTATCAGATGAAATGAGGTCTAGCACTAGACTTTCTGGACGAGTCGGTTCTGGTTCAACTACTTCTCATGTTGTTGTAGATCAAGACTACACCACAGTCTTGACTAATATAGATTCTTCTACAGATTTTATAAGTTTGACTTTAGCAGATGGTACAGTAGCTAAATGCAGAATAAACGCAATAACATCTGACGGAAGAATTAACCTAGTTGGATCGACAGCACCATCTTCTGCTCCTTTACAACACTCTGTTTATATTATTGAAAGAAGTACAGTACAAGCACAAAAGTTTAGATGTATAGACGTAAAGGATAATGGTGATAGTACATACACAATTAGCGGCCTAGAATTTAATGATTCTATTTATGCTGCTGCTGATACAAATTCAGATTTAGTTTACACAGATATTACAACTTTTGATGAAAAACCTACGCAACCTGTTAATTTACAACATACTGTTATACCTACCAACTCTCCTTAATTATGTCTAGTAAAGCAGTTTTCAGTTGGTCAAGAGGTCTTAATGGGCCAGCAATAACATTTGAGGTAAAATATAGAGTTGGCCAAGGATCTTTTCAAACAGATACAACGACTAATACAATTTATGAAATCGACAACTTAAAACCAAATACAAAAGTAAGATTTCGAGTTAGGTCAGTTGGTGTTGCACCTCAGAACAAAAAATCAAAATATACAACCATTGATATTACAATTCCGAAAGCATCACAGGGAAGTTCAACATCTCCTGTTACACCTACAGTTCTTTTACCACCTGACCCCGAAAATGTATCTGTTGAGGCTACTACAAAAAATGAGGCAATTATAAAATGGCATATTACACCAGAATATACAGGCAAAAGAGAAGAACTGGTTGTTGAAATAAGACATTCACCGTTGACAGATGGAACGGCAGTTTGGCCTAATACAACTTTACTAAAAAAAGTATCAGGTTCAACAAACTCTTTAATGACACCTTTAGTTAATGGTGAATATTTAATTAAATTTGTTGATAAAGATAATAACAAATCAGCTAATGCTGTTAGTGCAATTATAAATTTACCTGATGAATTACCTAAATTATTAGTGCAGACAGTTAGAGAGGATCAAGGCATTTCTCCTTTTGCAGGGCAGAGAAATGATTGTTTTTACTCTGATGAATATGATGCACTTGTTTTAGATACTGATGATGAAATTGATGACAAGACAGATTTTGAACAAGGTTATTTACAGAATATTGATTTTGGTGGCACGTTGAAAACAACAGGTCAGTATTTCTTTGAAAATATAGTTGATTTAGGTGGAATTTTTACAGTTCAATTCAACAGAATTTTAAAGATAAGAGGCTTATATCCAAACGATACTATTGATTTACATTTAACAAATATTGACCAATGGTCAGATTTTGATGGTGCTTTACCTGATGAAACAAATGGCGTTTTGAAATTTAGAAAAAGTAATAGTGCAATCACTATTGATGAAATGGAAGATGAAAACCAAGAATTTGTATTATTAGAGGATGGCAGTAAAGTAACGCAAGAAAGTACAAATGTTTTTGGAGATTTTGTACCTTTAGAAAATGGAAGATATACAGGTCGGGTTTTTCAATTTGGTTTAACCTTAACATCTGAATATAACGATCAGACACCTTTGATTGATGAACTTGGTTATGAATTATTGTTTGAAAATAGAACAGAAAGTGCGCAAGTTGTAAGTGGCGGTAGTAATCCAAAAGTGGTAACTTTTGATAAAGCCTTTTATCAAACACCGAAATTAGGCATAACTGCGATTAATATGGCTACAGGCGACTATTATGTAATTAGTAGTGAAAGTCGAACAGGCTTTAGCATTACTTTTTTCAATAGTTCAAACTCACCTATTGACCGCACATTTTCCTACCACGCTAACGGCTTTGGTGCGGAAGGTGCCTAAACTAAAAATCCACAGGTATGACTGACTTATGGCAACACATGATTATAATTTAGCGAACCAATCAGGGGCGAGCTTTCGTTCAGACCTTAATAACGCTTTAGCTGCAATACTTTCAAATAATAGTAATGCCTCAAGCCCTACAACGACAGTAGCCTATATGTTATGGGTTGATACTAATGCTAATAAGTTAAAGATTCGTAACAGTGCAAACTCAGCATGGGTTGAATTGCTTGATCTTGATGGAGATATAACAAGAGATATTACATTCAACGGAGCCTCAGCAAATATTATTTTTGATACATCAGCAAATGCACTTGAATTTCGTGATAATGCTGAAGCAACTTTTGGAAATAGTAGAGATCTAATAATTAAACATGACGGAGGAAGTTCGATAATTAATGATTCTGGTACAGGAGAATTATTATTGCAAAGGGCTGGGGATACTATGGTAAGTTTGAGTTCCACAGGTATTCTTGTTCAAGA